CGAATTTCCTAGTAAAGAACGGAAAGAGTAATGTATCTCAAAACCTACTAGAAAATTTTGAGGAGGATAAGATAAAAGATGTATTTACTAAAGAACTTCCGAATCTAAAACTAATAAACAGGAGAAAAAAATGATAAATAGGACAAATGAGATAATAGACTTCAATGAATCAACGTATATAATAGCACGTCAGATGAAAGATAACGCTAAAGACGGTAAGATATGGCTCGAAGTATTTGAGCGTGATTGTGATTTAGTTGAATTGACTGTGAAGAAAGAAGTAGAGGCTAGTCTAGATGCGCTATTCGCATTCAATGAGAATTTATATATGAATGCAGAAGGTCATTGTTGGGCACGTATCTTAACCCAAGCAGAGGCAAGGAGGTTTGAAGAACACTCTAGGGATAGAGGTCTCGAGCACTTTGAAGAATACGGTTACGGTTATTAATAATAAAAACAGGAGAAAATAAAATGTCAACAGCAATATATTTTGATGAGGAGCAGATGTTAAGTAATATGAGGAGTGGTATCGAAGATTTAATCGAAGAAAGATTCCAGTCTAATCAAGCTTGGAGCGACCCTGACTTCTGTCAGGAAGGCTCAATATTACACAGATTAGCTATGCTAGAGGAGACAGTACAGCTACAGCGTAAGACTATCGAGCAACTCAAGAAAAAAACAAACTGGGCACACGGTTTCGATGATAACGGTTTCAATACTGATAAGGAGGAATAAATATGTCAATAGCAATAATAGTTTTTATAATTAGTTTTGTATTGGCTTTCGGTATGGCTTATTGGCTATCTGATGGTTTTACTATGCCGAAGTGAAAATAAAACTTGACAACAAGGAAAGAGTCTGTATAATGGTAGTTACTTTAATAATAAAAACAGGAGAAAATAAATATGTCAAAAGATAAATGGTCAGAGGAAGATTATTCAGCTAGTGAAGTGCTAGATGAATTAAGAGGTATGACTTCTACAGATACAATAGCAGAGTTATTTGAAGTAATAAATATGGCTCTAGGTGAAGTAGAAGTTATGAAGTTCATTAGCGGTGATGTATATCTAGACGCTGTAAATAGAATGGAGGGAAACTAATGGCTAAAGCAAAGTGGACTTCAGAACGAGGTATAGGTATAGAAGAAGTGAAGAAGCCTATACCTCAAGGTACTAGCTTAATAGCTAGAATATTACAACTAATAAAGAGGATAAAAAAATGAGTAAAGTAAAATATAAGAAAAACGGTAACGTATCTATAGAAATTTCTATGGATAATTATAACAAGCTATTGAAAAGTTATAATGATTTGAGAAATATAATTGGTACAGTAGCTGAATGTAATGACTTATGGTTGTCTGATGTACGTAAACTAGAGGACTTAAGATTTAGATTAAATGTACTAGGATTCGTAATAGGTAAAGATTGGTACAGCGATGCGACATTACCTAAAGGAGGAAAATAATGTTAGACATAAATGACGTATATGAAGTTGATTCAGTCAGTGACTGTTGTGGTGAGAGTGTATATATAAATGGTATATGCTCAAGCTGTAATGACCACTGTACTGCAATAGATAACATCGATGAGGAGGAGGAACAAAAAGATGAGTAAAATAAATAGTAACGGATACCTTATGGATTGTGTAGACAACGATAAGGAAGTAAGCGATGAAACATTAATGGCTTACGCTAAAAAAGAGATGGCTACAGAACAGTACCATAGAGACCACATCAAACGTGAGGCTGAAGGTACTATATTCAGCGATATGGAAGACATCTTAATCTTATTAGCACAACGTAAGGGAGGACTAAAATGAGATGTAAATGCTGTAATGAGAGGCTGTCAGATATAGAGGCAGTGAGGAAAGACCCTGAAACAAAGGAGTACCTAGACACTTGCACTGTATGTTCAGCTATGTCTAACCCTTTCACTATAGACAAGATAGAGGAGGAAATAAATGTTCTAAAAACACTTGACAAACAGTAGAAAGTATGGTACAATAATACTATAGATACAATTAAAGTGAAGCCTAAAGATATAATCATTATAGTTATTATCTTTAGGTCTCACTTAAGGAAACACTTTAAGTCTAGGCATTAGCGAATTACCGCACAGAAATGTCAATATACTCTAGTTGGTTTCATAGCAACGACCTAGTGTCTAGTCTTAAAGAGATACTTAAGAGGAAAGCCCCACTCTTTTGTGTCTATTATTAAAGGGGCAATATAGAGGAAATAAAAACTATGATAACAAAAGGTATAGCAAAGTACGTCTACCTAGACAGTACAGAAAAGTTCAACGGTGAAGATACTGGCAAGTATACTCTAACTGTTGGTGTGTCTAACGCTGAAGCGAAGAAACTTGAGGACGCAGGAGTAAAAGTCCGTGAGTTCAAAGATGAGAATGGAAAGCCATATAAGGCTAGGAAGTTCTCTACGCAATACAAACTTGCTGACGATATGATTCAGACTGAAAGTGGTGATGTTATAGGTACTGATTTTGGTAGTGGGTCTAATGTTCAGGTGCTATGGAAAGCAGGTGCAGAACACCCTACACACGGTGTGGCTACATATCTAACTGCTATCAAGGTAGCAGATGAGCACGAAGCAGGGTTCAAAGGTTCTAACGAAGAACTAAAAGAGTTCTGGACTTAATCTAAATATGTCAGATTTTGTTAGGCATTCAAGCTGTCCTAGTTGTGGCAGTAAGGATAATCTGGCAGTGTATTCTGATGGTCACGGTCATTGTTTTGGCTGTGGTCATTGGATTCCACCCACAGATTTAAGTGAGTTTAGTTTTAGTGAGAGGAAAGATTATATGAATACACCAGTAAAAGTCAAAGGTTTCAAGGGTTCTATACCTGAAAGAAACATCACGAAGGAGATAGCGATGAAGTACGGAGTACGTATATCTCACGGTGAGGACGGTAAAATAAACAAACATTACTACCCCTATTATCACGCTAAAACAGGTGATATACTAGGGTATAAAGAACGTAACATAGCTACTAAAGCATTCCATATAGATGGCACTAACAAAGGTGCAGGTCTATTCGGTCAACAAGCATTCAAAGAGGGAGGTAAGTACCTAACTATCTGTGAGGGTGAGTTAGATGCCTTGTCTATAAATGAGATGTTCGATGGTAAGTGGGCAGTAGTATCATTAAAGAATGGTGCGGGTGGTGCGTTACGTGATATCAAAGAGAACCTAGATTATATTGAGTCATTCGATAATGTAGTCTTGTGTTTCGATAATGATGACGCAGGTAACGATGCTATCAAGGAAGTTAGGGATGTCATATCCCCTAATAAATTACGTATAGTTAAACTACCTATGAAGGATGCCTCTGATATGTTGATGGGCGGTAAGATTAAAGACTTCATAGATACTTGGTGGAATGCTAAAGGTTATACCCCCGCAGGTATAGTATCAGCAGAGGACACTTGGGAGTACGTAAAGGAAGACCAAAATGTTAAGTCTATTCCTTATCCTTGGCAACAACTCAATGCAGTAACTTATGGTTTCAGACAGAAGGAACTAGTAACTATAACTAGTGGTAGTGGTATGGGTAAGACTAGTGTGATGAAAGAATTAGAGCACTATATACTGAATAACACTGATGATAATATAGCTGTGATACATCTAGAGGAGACAGTAGGTAGAGCAGTTAAAGGTATCACTTCAGTTGAACATAACCTACCCTTACATCTACCTGAATATGAGGATAAACTTACAGAGAAGCAGAAGTACGATATGTGGTATAAGGCTGTAGGTTCAAAGACAGGTAGGATATTCTTCTTCGACCACTTCGGTTCGATAGCAGAGGACTCTCTCATATCTCGTATCAGGACATACGCTAAAGGATTAGATTGTAAATGGATTATACTAGACCATCTATCTATAGTAGTCAGCGACCAAGAAGGTATCATAGACGAGAGAAAAGCTATTGATGCTATTATGTCCAAGCTACGTAAGATAGTTCAAGAGACAGGCATAGGTCTATTCCTAGTGTCACATCTAAAGAGACCTCAAGGTAAAGCACACGAAGAGGGAGGTCAAGTATCTCTATCAGAGTTAAGAGGTAGTGCATCTATAGCACAGCTATCTGATATGGTCATAGGTTTAGAGAGGAATCAACAAGCTGATGATGATAAGGACAGGAACACTACTGTACTACGAGTGATTAAGAATAGGTTCAGTGGTCTCACAGGTAAGGCAGGAGAGCTAGTCTATAATAAAATCACAGGTAGATTAAGAGAAGGAGTAGATGGTGAAAGCTTATTTTGATATAGAGACTGACGGACTCGAAGCTACTCGAATACACTGCATCTGTGCAATGACTGATTGGGACAACACCGTAGTTAATTTTTTAGGAGATAAATGTTATGAAGACTTCAGAGAATGGTTGGTCTACGAGGGAGTCGAAACCCTTGTTGGACACAATATTATCGGCTTTGATGTACCTGTTCTACGGTCTATTTCTAATGATTTATATAACTATAATCTTCGTGATACTCTTATCATCAGTAGGTTACTTAACCCTAGTATGGATGGGGGTCACTCACTGAAAGCTTGGGGTGAGAGGCTGACTAACACTAAAGATGATTATGATGGTGGTTGGGAAGAGTTCTCTATAGAGATGTTGAAGTATTGTCAGCAGGATGTACGAGTAACTAAAGATTTATCTAATCATCTAGATATTTTACTCGATGGAACTGACCAACAAGCAGTAGATATAGAACATAAGGTAGCTGAAATAATACAACAACAGGAACAGAATGGTGTACTCTTCGATGAACGTAAGGCTTATGATTTATTAGCTGAACTGAAAGAGAAGGTTCTAGATATAGAGAATAAAGTACGTAAGGTATTCAAACCTCTACCTACTTGGAAATCATTAAATGTACTCAAGAATCCTAAACGTAAGGATGGTTCTAATTCCCTAGCATATCAGAAACAATTAGATAAGGGTGCTCATTATGATGCTGATTATGATGATTGGGGTTATATAGATTATCCTGAATTTAATCTAGGTAGTAGACAACAGATATCTAGATATTTAATGCACTTCGGTTGGAATCCTAGAGAGTTCACTGAAAAAGGTAGTGTCATAGTTAATGAGAAGGTATTAGAGGGAGTAAATATACCTGAAGTTAAGTTGATAGTAGAGTACCTAACTCTAACTAAAAGATTAGCTATGGTGAGGAGTTGGTTAGAATCAGTTACTGATGATGGTAGGATACACGGTAGAGTAAATACTTGTGGTGCTATAACAGGAAGGATGACACATTCTAATCCTAACTTGGCTCAAGTACCTGCTGTCTATTCAGAGTACGGTAAGGAATGTAGGGAGTTATGGACTGTACCTACAGGTAAGAAGTTAGTAGGAGTAGATGCTAGTGGTCTAGAGTTACGGATGTTAGCACATTATATGAATGATAAAGAATACACAAAGGAGGTAGTGGATGGAGACATACACAAAGCAAACCAAATGGCTGCAGGACTTCAATCAAGAGATAAGGCAAAGACTTTCATATATGCCTTCCTTTATGGAGCAGGAGATAGAAAAATCGGGGAAGTCGTCAGTGGAACAGCGAAGGATGGTGCTAAACTTAAAAGCAAGTTCCTTGATAATACGCCATCACTTAAGACTCTACGAAAACAAGTTGATAATGGAAGCACAAAAGGTTGGCTTAAGGGTCTCGATGGGAGAAGATTAATCATAAGGTCACAACATAGTGCACTGAATGTATTACTACAATCAGCAGGTGCTATAGTGATGAAACAAGCTCTGATTTTGTTAGATAAGTACGCTAGAATATACAAGATAGATTATAAATTTGTTCTCAATGTTCACGATGAATTTCAATTAGAGGTATGTGAGGAACA